GAGCTAACCCAAATGACGCTTCAGGCGTTGGTGGCGGCACGATCGGAACTGGAAGTGTTCCAACTGCAGGGGAAACTGGGTTTACTGGAACAGATCAAGAAACTAAAGAGTGATCACGAAGCAGTTATAAAGATGAAGTAATGAGTGATTTTTTATCTAATTATTTAACAAACAGATTACTTATTGAAGGACAAGAGTCCCTTATAGAAAGGGGTAGTCCTTTTGTACCCTTAGCACCTTTTGTTAGTCCTTACATAAGAAAAAAACGTGGTTTTCCCTTACCTTCAGACTTTGGTAAAATAACAGGTCCAGAAGTAGAAATGGAAATAGCACCCATGCAGATTGATTCTGACATGGATGATCCAGACTTTTACAGTCCCGGATATGATCCTACTACAGGTAAAAAAATAGATTTACCAACAGTTACTCCTATAGATGTTAAAGAAGGTATGGCTAGTTACGTAAAAGAAGAGCCTGTTGAAGAAGAAGATATAACATCAAAAATAAAAGGTGTAATAAAAGGAGAACTAGACTTTAAACGTGATTTTAATCCAATTACTGCTACAGAAAGAGTAAGAGATATATCACCAAGTTTAGGAAGCATTGCAGCAGGAGGTATACCGATTGGGCAACTTAGTTCTTTAGGATCTTTTTTAAACGAAAAAAATCTATCTAGCATAGCGGCAAATGCTGCTTTAGGCAAACAAGGGTATGCTGTCGGTATGTTTGAAGGTCAAATAATTGGAACACGACCTGATTACCCTGACATAGTGCAAGGACCTGATGTAGTACCCAAGTCTTTACAACGTCAAATTACAAGTAAGATGAGAGGGTTTGATGATCGAGCAGGAGTTTTAGGAAAAGCTTTTGATCAATACACAGCAAGTGGTGGCAGATTTGATATGTCTAGACCTATATCTCCAGAGATGAAAGCATACGAAGATACTGTAAAAAACTTAAAAATACCAACGAGTTTAAAAGCTGAATTACTAGGATTTAATCCAAATATAAAAGAACCAAAGTTTGATCCTCAGAGAGGGAGTTTTGGGACAGTGCCAACACCTCAAGACTATTACACAATAACTCCCTTTGAACAGATACAAAAAGATACACAAGAAACATCACAATTTAGAGATGACATAGAAACTAAGCCAAGCATGTCTATGGGTTTAGAAACAGATACTTCAGCACAAGAAAGTATAGAAGAAAGTGATAGCAGTGCAGGATTTGGATTTGATGATCCGTTCGGTGGCTTTGATTTTAAATATGGTGGTCGTGTTAATATGTACCCCGGAGGATTTGTATCAGGTAAAACTAAAACCATAAAAGGTGTAGGATTAATAAAACCTGAAGAAACATTTATGGATACTGATGTGGTTAGAGATAGATATGCTTTTGACGCAGAAAACGGAGATTACATAATTAACGGCCCTGCATCTGATGTTATGAGACAACCTATTAGTGCATTAATAAATTATGGCATAGATGAGTTAAAAAAAGAAGGGGTTGACATTCGCATAGGAAACCCTAAAATAAAAGAGAAGAATAAAGTTCCTTTACTAACAGCTTCTTCAGAAACTTACGTACCAAGAATTATTGCAGAGAAAATAGGTTATCCTATATTGGAAGCGTTAAATAATATAGGTAAACCTGAGGTTGAACGATTAAAAAACAAACTTGATGATCAACCTACAGACAAAAGTAAGTATGAAGCAAGTGAGGGAACACTTGTAAAAAAACCTACCACTGGTAGTTTTATGACTATGGAAGAAGCAAATAAAGCTTTAGGAGTTAAATCCGAACCCATAAATCCAAAAACATTAAAGTTGTTTAAATCATACAATAAAAAATTTAAACCACAAAGAGGTGATGTAGAAAAGTTATTAGATAATATGAATGACAAAGATAAATTAGCTTTGCTCATAGCCACAGAAACAATATCAACTAAAGACCCATTTGAAACTTTAGAATCTGTTGGACAAGTTGTTATAAATAGAATAAATGACAAACAATTTCCTGATTTTAAAAATGTAAATACTTTAGATGAAGTTTTAAAACAAAGGTCGTCTAGAGGTACTGGCACAAAAATGTTTCAATTTGACGGACTTGAACCTACGTCAGTGAAAAACAGAATAAATGAGTTTTTAAACAAAGGTGGCATGAGAGGATATAAAAGAGCATTAATGGCTGCAGAAAATGTTTTAACAAAAGGTGGTGGTGAACCAGATTATATGACAGATAGGATGCCGTTTAATGTGTTGTTTTATGACAAAGCAGGTTCACCAACAAGTATATCACGTAGGTATAAAGATGGAAAAGATATAGGTCCTAATGAATTAATAGATGAATACGGAAAAGTAGGAGATCATACTTTTTATACACTACATATGACAAAAGAATATCCGTAAAAAGATTTCGTCAGCTACCCAATAAACATTGGCCCTGACAAACCGAAGCAGCTACCCACAGCCAGTGGCACTGCGTAAATGAGGTAAATACTATGGCAAAACAACAAGTTCGTGGTGCGAGAGCCAACAAACCAAACGACTCCGATGGAGTTATAAACAATCCTAATCTTTATCGTAACAAGTATCGTGAAGACGTTTACAAGGATGATGAAGAAGAACAGACTCAAGACCCTACTACAGAAGAAGTAGCTACTCAAGAGGAACAACAGGAAGAAAATTTTGTATCTACAAAGAAAGAAGAGACTGCTCCAGAGCATGATTACAAAAAACGTTATGATGATTTGAAGCGTCACTACGATCAGAAGATACAGGAGTTTAAGACAAAAGAACAAGAATTATCTGATGCTATGCAAAAGACTAACTCTAATGTTCCGTTACCTAAAACTCCAGAAGAGCTAGAAAAGTTTAGACAAGAATATCCTGATGTCTATGATGTTATACAAACAATAGCTTCTACAAAAGCTAATGAACAAGCACAAGGACTTCAAGATGAACTTAAAACTTTAAAAGCTCGTGAAAAAGAAAATTTGGTTAAAATTGCTTATCGTGAACTTAAAACTTTACATCCTGACTTTGAGGAGATAAAGACAGACGATAAATTCTTACAATGGTTAGAAGAACAACCAGACACAATTAGTGATGGAGTATTGAAAAATAATACAAATGCTCGACTAGCTGCAAGAGTTATTGATTTGTACAAAGCAGATGTAGGGATAACTACCAAAAAACAACAGAGTAAAAAACCAGACGTTTCTGCAGCTATGGCTGTTAAATCACCTAAAGTAAAGGAGATACAAACAAACATAGATGCAAATAAGAAAGTTTGGAAAGGCTCAGACATCGCCAAGATGAAACCTTGGGAGTTCGAGAAGTTTGAAAAAGAAATCGATCTAGCAAGGCAAGAAGGGCGAATTAATATGAACAGCTAAACCTCAAATAAGGAGAGAGAAAATGGCTTTCGGAACAGCAGCAGGATACGGAAATTTACCGTCAGGTAATTTCACTCCTCAAATTTTTAGCCAAAAAGTTCTCAAATTCTTTAGACGTGCTTCGGTTGCAGAAGACATTACTAATACTGATTACACTGGGGAAATTGAAAACTTTGGTGACACTGTAAATATTATCAAAGAACCAACTATTACTGTATCAAGTTACACTAGAGGTTCTGTGGTAAACACTCAAAACTTGGCAGACGATCAAATTACATTGACCGTAGACCAAGCTAACGCATTTGCATTTAAAATTGATGACATCGAGGAGAGACAATCTCACATCAACTTTGAAGCATTAGCTACCTCATCAGGTGCTTTTTCTTTGAAGAGAAAATACGATGCAAATGTTTTACAAGCAATCTCAGACGGTGCAGGTATTGCAGGTGCTGATGATGCAAGTTTATCAGGTGGTTTAACAACTACTAATACATCTTTAGGTACAGCATCTAGTCCTATTAACGTAGAAGCAGACGATGCAGGTATCAACTTAATGCTCTTAATGGCTAGAGTATTAGATGATCAATCTGTACCAGAAGAGAATAGATGGTTTGTTGCACCTCCAATCTTCTACGAGAAGATGTTTCAAGCAGGTAACAAGATAGCAGAAGTACAGGTAACTGGCGATGCTTCTTCTAACCTAAGAAACGGACTTGCAACTCCGGGTACACTTGCAGGCTTTTCTTGCTACAAGTCTACAGCATTAAACAGTACAGCAGGTACTGACCAAGTAACATTATCAGGTGTCGCAACAGACGCTTCTGAGAACGTTATCTTAGCAGGTCACATCTCAAGTACTGCTACAGCGTCTCACATCGCTAAGACCGAAGTGGTACGTTCAACAGAATCATTCTCTGACGTTGTTAGAGGACTACACGTTTTTGGTAGAAAAGTTCTTAGACCAGAAGCTATAGTCCGTGGCGTTATAGATTTTGCTTAATAGGGAGGACTAACTATGGCTACTTATGATAGAACCATCACTGGTGGTGGTACAGTAGGTCATCCGGGTAATTTACCTAGACCCTATGTAATTACATCTCCTGTCTATGATGCAGTTGACAATACTTCATTAGCAGGTGATGACATCGTTAAGTTAATTGATTTACCTGCTGATAGCATGGTCATTGGTGGAACATTAGAAGTTCTTGAAGCTTCTGGTAACGGCAG